GGCACCGTGGCCGACAAGAAGCACTACATCGCCCTCCCGCAGGGGCGCAAGCTCACGCGGGAGGAGGCCAAGGACCTCGGACGCAAGCTGTTCGACTCCATCACCACCGAGCAGGCCGACACGGCCCGCAAGGACGAGAAGAAGCGCAAGAAGTAGCTGAGCGGCCCGGCCGGACCCAACACGGCCGGGCCGCTGCTGCTGCCATTCTGGCCCCGTGGAGCGACTTTTCCGTCTGGGCCGTCTGACACTTTCCGTCGCCTGGATCCCCGACTGTCCCGGCCCACGAATCTCTGCCCGCCGTTCTGGCCGCCACGAGATTGCGTGGGCCGATGTGCGTATCGGGCCGGTCATCTTCGGCGCGATCTACTACTGACCAACGCCTGAGGAAAGTTCCTCACCCTCCCCTATGGTGTGACGCCGACGCCCCCGCACACGCGCGGGCGGGCCGACGGGCTTCACGGGATGGGGAGTAGATGCGCATCAACACGCTGGGCGGACGTCGCACTCGGGGGTTCCTTCGGGACCCTGAGGAGGGCGGCGGCGGGGGTACCGGCCCGGAGGGCGGGGCGGACGGCGGCGAGAACCAGCCGACCGAGTTCCAGCCGATCACCAGCCAAGAGGAGTTCGACCGGCGTCTGTCGCGTCGCCTCAACTCCGAGCGCGCGAAGTACCGCGACTACGACACGCTGAAGTCCAAGGCCGAGCAGTTCGACCTCCTCGCGCGGGAATCCCAGACCGACCGGGAGCGCGAGATCGATGAGGCGCGCCTGGAGGCCTACCACGAGGCCATGAGCAAGGCGGTGCCGCTGGCCGTCAAGGCCGAGTTCAAGAGCGCGGCCAAGGGCGTTCTGTCCAGCGAGCAGCTACAGTCCCTGCTTGAGGATCTCGACCTCACCCGGTACGCCACCGACGACGGCGAGCCGGACGAGGAGAAGATCTCCCGGAAGATCTCCGCGTTCGCGCCCGCGAAGGGCACCGCCGGGAGCCGGGGAACCACTGGCTTCGGTCAGGGAACGAGGCGGGACAGCGCGCTCCGCAAGGGCGAGGCTGGTCTGCTGGAGGCACAGCGGCGGTTCGGCCAGAAGGCCAACAGCACGTCCTGACGCCAGGGACACCACTGACCTCTGAAGGGACACCAGTCGGATGACCGACTTCACGATGTCCCCGGTTCAGGCGTTCACCTTCGAGAACCTGGAGTGGGATCTCACCCCTCCTGAAGGTGGCTTCGTCCTGGGCGGGACTCTCGACGTGTCTGCGCTGAACGCCGCGCAGATCTACAGCTCCACCGGCTACATCAAGTCCGGCCTCGTGCTGGCCCGCCGGTCCACCGACCAGCTCCTGGTCCCCTACATCGCGGCCGGGGCGAACGCCACCGGTACCCCGATCGGCCTGCTCCGTGCCTCTGTGCCGGTGACCCGCCTGATCGGTGGGACCAACCGGACCAAGATCGGCGTGGCCGTTCTCGCTCACGGCGTCATCGACTCGACCAAGCTGCCCTACACCTCGGGCAACGCGGCGGCCGGTGGCTTCTGGGACGCCGGGGCCAAGACCGCTCTCCCTCTGATCCTCCAGGCGGCGTGACATGGCGATCTTCTACGAGGCCCCGGTCTCCCCGGACGACCTCACCGTCTTCACCCGCAACGTGCCGCTCGTGCAGAGCATGGTGCTCAACCAGATCCTCCCGGACCGGTTCATCACCGACAACCGCGTGGACATCGGCACCCTGACCAAGACCGGCCGCACTGCGCGGTTCCGCGTCTTCGACGGCCCGATCCACGTCGCTCGCCGGGACGTCTACCAGACGTCCAACATCGCGCTGCCGCCGCTGAGCGACAGCCTCTCGCTGGGCGAGTACGAGCGTCTTCAGATCCAGTTCGCCCGTACCGGCGGCACGAACAACGCCGCGCTGGTGAACGCGATCTACGACGACGCGGCGCTGCTGACCGGCAACGTCCGGCGACGGATGGAGCTGGCCCGAGGCGACGTCCTCACGGACGGCAAGTTCACCCTGGCGGGCGAGGGTGGTCTCTACATGGAGGCCGACTACGGCGTGCCGGTCGGCAACTTCGTCACGCCGGGGACCCTGTGGTCCACGACCGCGACGGCCGACCCGATCGCCAACCTCAACACCTGGACGCAGGCCTACCTGGACCTCAACGGGTTCCTGCCGGGCGGCATGATCATGTCCCGGACCACGGTCAACCTGCTGCTGGCCAACTCCAACCTGAAGACGGCCCACGGGTCGATCCTCGGCGTGTCGAACATGCTGACCCGCCAGCAGGTCGAGCAGACGCTGGACAGCTACACGCTGCCCCCCATCAAGATGGTCTACGACAGCTCGGTCGACGTGGACGGCACGTCCACCCGCGTCCTCCCGGCCAACAAGGTCATCTTCCTGCCGCCGGACGGTCAGCCCCTGGGCTACACCGCCTGGGGCGTCTCGGCCACCGCGCTGGAGCTGGTCAACAGCTCCGAGTCCGACCTGTCCTTCGAGGACGCGCCGGGCATCGTGGGTGTCGTGGAGAAGCAGGGTCCGCCTTACCGTCAGTACACCTTCGTGGACGCGGTGGGCATGCCCGTCATCGAGAACCCGAACTTCCTCATGGTTGCGACGGTGGCGTGATGGCCAAGCTGAACACGACCGTGACCCTGGTGAACGAGGACGGGGCCGAGCACAAGTTCGGTCCCGCCGACGAGCTGCCGGGCTGGGCCGAGGCCCAGTTGGCGAAGTCGTGGCCCGCCGACCGCGAAGACCTCTGGGCGGAAGCGCCCAAGGCCAAGGCGGCGGCGAAGTCCGAGGGCGACAGCAAGGCTGCTCCCAGCAAGTGATCGACTGCCCGGCGGTCGGGGTGACCCTCCGGCCGCCGGGCACCACGCCTTGTAGCTCAACGGTGGAGCATCCCCTTGTGTGGGGAAGGGTCTCGGGTTCGACTCCCGAGCGGGCGACAGGAGAGGGGTGAGGCATGGCCATCTACGCCACCTGGGACGACGTGGTCGCCACCTACGAGCAGACCGTGCCCGAGGAGCATCGCCCCCGCATCGAGATGCTGCTGCGGCAGGCCTCGGCCAAGCTCACCGCGCTGGCCCCGAGCCTGCCCACCCGGCTGACCGCCGGGACGCTGGACCCCGATCTCCCCGGCGCGCTGGTCGTGGAGGCCGTGCTGCGGGTCTACCGGAACCCGGCCGGGGTGACGCAGCAGTCCACCGGCCCGTTCAGCCGCTCGCTGGGCAGGGACGCCGCGCACGCCGAGATCTACTTCGACCCGGACTCGGTGAAGGCCCTCCTGGCGGGGCCGGACGACCTCTCCTCGGGCATCGGCACGTTCAAGGTGGGCATTCCCTGCCCTGTGCCGTCGCTGAGCGGCCTGGACGCCGATGGCCGGTACGTCTACACCCCTGAGGTCCTGCGGGGCTTCCTGTGACCTCTCCGGGGGGCGTCTCGGTGATCGTGCAGCGCGCGAGCTTCGACCGGTTCAACGACGCCACCTACGTCGACCACCACACCATCGACGGCTGCCTGGAGTTCCCGACCGGGACCACCGAGAACAACATGGCCGTCACCGACAGCCGCACGCTGATCGCGCCGACAGCCAGCGACATCGTCCCGACCGACCGCGTCCGCCTTGGCGGGCTGATCTACCAGGTCCAGGGTCTCCCCAAGGACTGGGTGGACCCCTTCACCGGCTGGTCGCCGGGCATGCAGGTCAGCCTGGAGAGGGTGAGCTGATGAGCTGGAAGTACACCCCGGACCACGTCGGCACCGGCGCGTACCTGCGCAACGAGCCCGCACTGCGCTCCGAGCTGGAGCGGCGGGCGCATCTCGGCGTCGCGGTCGGCGCGAGCCTGGCACCCCACCGCACCGGCAAGCTGGCCTCCTCGGGTCATGTCGAGGTCGACCCCAAGGGCGACCGCATGCGGTACAGCGTCGTGTTCGACGTGCCCTACGCCGCCGCCGCGACGTACCCGCCCGGTCCCGACGAGCGGATGTACCTGCTGGCGGCCATCGCCGCGATGGAGGCGGGCGGCTGATGCCGACGCTGGCCTACCCCAACGCCACGATCGTCGTCATGGACCTGGTGGCCGACATCGCCACCACGCGGACGTCGGTACCGCCCAACTTCGACCCGGCCACCGAGCTGATCACTGTCCGTCGCGTCGGCGGGGCACCCGACGCCGACGACGTCACGGACAACCCGGTGGTCCAGGTGGCCTGCTACGCCCCGACGTATCCGGCCGCCGCCGAGCTGGCGCAGGCCGTCCAGGTCCGGATCCTCAGCTCTCCCTTGACCGACGTGAACGGCGTCCTGGTGGATGACGCGCACATCTTCGTGGGCGAGCAAGAGGTTCCAGATGTCTATCCTGACGACCGGCGGATCGTCTCGACGTACCAGCTCGGCTGGCGGCGGCAGTTCCAGCCATAGACCGGGGCGCAGGAACTACACCCCTGAGAAAGGACGATCGTGGCGACCACGACCTACGAGGCCGAGCTTGCTGGCAACCAGCCGACGAACATGTTCAAGGCGCTGGGCGGCATCATCTTCACCTCGGTGATGACGACCGCGATCCCGGCGGCCTTCACCGAGACGACCTCGGCCAGCCTCACGCAGCTCGACACCACGCTGTGGACCCGACTCGGGCTGGTGACCAAGGGCGAGGGCATCACCTTCAGCCGGGACATCAACACCGAGGACGAGGAGTCCTGGGGCTACAGCGAGCCGACCCGGACCGACATCAGCGCCGACGTCACCAGCGCCGCCTTCACGCTCCAGGAGACCAAGAAGGCCACCCTGGAGATGTTCGACTTCGTGGACCTCTCCTCGGTGACGGCCGACGCCACCACCGGTGAGGTCACGTACAACAAGGCGACCCAGGCGGCCCCGGTCTACCGCCGGATGATCTACATGGCGGTCGACGGCGCGGGCACCGACCGGCGCTACCGGTTCAAGGTCATGCCGCGCGCACAGGTCGTCGCCGTCCAGGACGAGGTCTGGTCGCAGTCGGCCGCGACCAAGTACCCCGTGACGGTGCGCGCGACGGTGGACCCGGTCCTGGGCTACGCCGTCCGCAACGTCCTCGCCGGTCCCGGCCAGAAGGCCCGCAACGCCGCTGCGAAGTTCTGATGGCGCGCAACCTGGTCACGGCGATCTCGCCGACCCTCGATGGCACGCCGTACACCTTCGGTGCGGTCAGCGCGGTCGCGGGCGACGGCGACGCCGTGGTGCCCGGCACGGTCCTGCTGATCAACAACGCCAGCGCGTCGCCGGTGACCATCACCATCGTCACCGGCGGCACGTCGGACCAGCAGTTGGCCATCAGCGACTTCACGTTCACCATCCCGGCCGGGGTCTCGGAGGCCGTGGGTCCGATTCCCGGTGGACCGACCTGGATCCAGAACGGCGGGATCTCGGACGGACGGGTCCACGTGGACTACAGCGTCTCGGCGAGCATCACCCGAGCGGCGCTCGTCCTCCACTGAGTCGACCGAGGCGACCGTGCAGCCCCGGTCACGGTCGCCTCGGTCCTCATTCACCGGGCAAGCACAGAAGGAGAGCGCAGTGGCAGAGCTGAAGTTCGTCACCCTCGTGGACCCCAACGGCGTCGAGGTCGAGGTCACCGAGCCCGCCGCCATCAGCAACCTGGTCTACGGCCACGGCTACAAGATCAAGGGCAACGACAGCGTTCCGCAGGCGGCCGAGAAGCTGGCCGACAATCCGGCCACGGCGGCGGCCATCCTGAACGAGGGCACCACCAAGAAGTCCTGAGGAATCTTCCTCACCTGCACGTCTGACCGGGGATCGGGGCAGCACCATGGGCAAGAAGAAGCAGCAGACCTACAAGTTCGCATCGCTCCGCGCCGAGGCAGCGCGGCGCAACGAGGGGGCCGAGCAGCGCCAGGAGGTCCCGCCCTTCGTGATTGACGACGTCGAACCGCCGATCGTCGTCACCGCGCCGGACACGCTGGAGCGCCAGCTCATCATCGCCGAGATGATCGGCCCCCAGATGGACTTCCAGGCCGGGCAGGCACTCCCCCTGCTGCGCGCCCTGTGCGGTCCGGCGTTCCCCCGCATCTGGTCCCTGATCAAGGACGACAAGGACCCGAACACCGCCATCGCCTTCGTGCAGGCCTTGATCAGCCACTTCTACGACGCCATCGAGGCCGAGGCGGCTGAGGTACCGGGGGGCTCCGAGGGCTTGTCGAGCTGATCGAGCGGTTCGCCGAGCCCATCGAGTACGACCTGCAAGACCAGCTCGGGATCAACATCTACGAGTTCTTCAACCACCGGCGAAGCTGGCGGCAGTTCTACAACCTGATCTCGCTTCTGCCCTACTGGGGGCAGTACAAGGCCGCCCTGGCCGACGACGACGACTGGGCGGCCCTCCTGCTCGATCGGGAGGAGGCGGGGCTGGAACTGCCCGGCGGCCAGGAGACCCCGGCCGTCGCCGACTACTCCCCCGTCGTCGCTCGGCTGGACCTCATCGCCGACCGGGTGATGGCCGTCCGGACCGCCGTCCAGGCCAACTACACGAAAGAGCACCAGGAGCCGACGTTCGAGCCTCTGCCTCGCCCGGAGACGGCGATCGAGCGCGAGCGCGAACGACGAGCCCGTACTGTGCTGCTAGAAGCGGAAGCCCTCATCCTTGGTGATGGGCTGCCGATCGGCGGCATGGAGTAGGAGACACCGTCCGTGGCGATCTACTCGGCGGGCTCCGCGAGCGTCCAGATCGTCCCGGACTTCACCAACGCCCAGCGCAGCATCGGCCGCTGGTTCGCCGGTCAGAAGGACATCCGGGTCCCGGTCAAGAGCGACGTCGACCACGCCTCGGTGGTCAAGGCCAACCGCGAGATCGCCGCCGGGGTCCGCGACCACAAGATCCACATCGACATCGACCGGCGCGAGCTGGCGAAGACCTTCGTGGAGTCGCTGGACTTCCTGACCGGCACGTCGATGGTCCAGGGCGCGCTCCGCAAGCTGTTCGACATCAAGCCGACGCTGTACGCCAACGTCGGCGGCATGGCCACCATGCTGGCCCAGCAGCTCGGCCAGGCCGCCGGTGCAGCCGCCCTGCTGCCCGCCGGTATCGCCGCCGCCGCACTCCCGATGGCCTCGCTGGTCGTCGGCTCGCAGGGCATCGTGGACGCCTTCAAGGCGATCGGCTCCGGTGACGCCAAGAAGGTCGCGGCGGCCCTGAAGGACCTCGCACCGGCCGCCAGGGACTTCGTCCGGCAGACCGCCGCCCTCAGCAAGGAGTGGAAGGCCGCGCGGTTCGACATCCAGGAGAAACTGTTCGCCGGGCTCGGCGACAAGATGTCGGCGCTGGGCACCAAGGGGATCCCGGTCCTCCGGAGGGGCCTCGGTGGGCTGACCGCCGAGTTCAACCTGGCGCTGGGCAGCGTCATGGACTTCCTGGCCACCGGTTCCAACCTGGCCGACTTCAGCCACGTCTTCGACAACGTCAAGGCCGTCCTGCACGAGATCGTGCTGGCCATCAAGCCGCTGCTCCAGGCGTTCTTCGACCTGATCACGGTGGGTTCGGACTTCCTGCCCACCCTGGTGGCCGGGTTCGGCGACCTGGCGCAGCACTTCGCCGACTTCATCCGCACGGCCCGCCAGTCCGGCGACCTCCAGAAGTTCATGTCCGGCGCGCTGTCAGCGCTCGGCGACGTCCTGAAGGTGGTCATCAACCTCGGGTCGGCCATCCAGGGCATCTTCGCCGCCGCCGCGCCCTACGCCCAGGCCTTCACCGGGATCCTGAAGTACCTCACCAGCGAGCTGGCCGCGTTCATGCACTCGGCAGAGGCCAAGACCGGCCTCTCGGCGTTCTTCGGCGACATCGTGAAGGTCTCCCAGGTGCTGGCCCCGGCCCTGCTGGAC